TTTCTGTTCCTCTACCACCTTCTCTACGTGGGAGCCAGAAATCTTCTAACATTGCCATATATTTCTTATCATCACGAATCTCACCAGTATCTGCATTATAAACCAGTTTATTTCTATAACGGTTCATAACATCACGCAGATATTGCTCTGCCTTAACTTTAGGTAGATTACCTACATCAATGTAGAATATTCTTCTTTCTGGAGCACGAGATAATCTGTAAATAACAAGACTATCCTCAACCATTCTTAACTGGTTAAGTGCTTTGATTGCTTTATGTAAGTATGATAAAACTGTTTGCTTATTACGATCTACAAGTCCTGATGTGACGTATGTAATTGCATCTTTAGCAATTTTAACTACACCTTTTTGATCTCTACTTGGAATTATACCACTGCCTTTAGCTACAGTATTTGGATCATAAACGTAAAATTCATTTACTTTTGGTGATTCTACTTCCTTTGCATTATTTGCATTCTTACTTACATCAAACGGAGATAACTTATTTGATCCTAGTTTTTCAACTTGACGTATAAGTCTTATTTTAAGTGGATCAATATATCTTATTTCTTGAATACCATCTTGTGGTTTTTCTAAATCAATTACTTTATGGTAGAAAACTCTTCCATCAATATACCATGTACGAAAAATCTCATGAGACTTCTTATCGAAGTTCATGAGTTCTTTAATGTACTTGAATTCTGTTCTAATATGTTCCTTTATCTTATCAGAGGCAGGTAAATTAGATAACTCAACTTCTACAGGAGAATCATTTTGATCTGAAACTAGTGCTTCATTTACAACATCTTCAATTGCACTATCTGCCTCTGGGTGCAGACACATTTCACGATATCTACGAATTAGATCCTGTTCACTTTTATATACCCCTTCAATGTCAACGTATTGGCCATAAAATCCACTCGACACATAAAAGTCCGACTTATCTTCGTCGGACTTGGGGATCGGTGAAACGACCCCCTTTGACTTATTATCCCCAGAATCTGGGAGTTTGAAACCAAACAGTTTTGCCATTGTATAATTTCTTTACTGCTATTATAACACTATTTAGGAGCCGCTGCCAAGCTGCGTTGCACCAGTTGGATCTAGAGCATCCCACCACTGAACTTGTAGTTCAACTGTAAACTCTTCTAATGAGTCTGAACTATCGTATGAAAGAGCAATGTCTGACACGTTAGTTGGGAAAACACCATAGAATTTATATGCCTTAAGAACTGGCATATTAACTGCTGTTTGTGGTACTGGACCACCAACTGCTGATCTACCAAATTGTCTTACAAACACATCTTTTTGATATGAAGTAGGATCTGTTAGACCTGCATTATCCTCATGCTTATTAATGAGGTTCATCCATCTCTCAAATGTATTTCTAATTGAGAAATCTACATCGTTGATAACAGTAACAGTCCAAGGATCGAAAACTCTGTCTCCTGCGATTTTCAGGTTTCTACCTCTAAATGGGATGTTAATTGGTGTAACATTTGATGCTGGTAAGTTTGCTGCTTTAACTAAGAATCGTGCCTTATCGGTTACTTCATCTCTAGTTGCGTCGCTTGGGACAGCTTCGTCTGGAAAAAATAGTTCACATTCAAATAGATTAGGACGAGCACCACCCCCGACCATTCTACCCTTGAATGCATCAAGGGTTCTGTCTTTAGTAGCAGGAATGTTTAGGTTTGCCATTAATTTGTGCCTCTAGTTAATTAAACGTTTCCAACGACTTCTTCAAAACTAATTCCAGTGCGAGTAGCAACGAATGTTAGTCCGATAAAGTTGATTGATCTTGCTGGTTTGACGAAAATGTCAGCCCTGAATTGATTAGAATCAATTATGTCAGGGGTGTTATTTGTTTCATCACAAACAACGACATAATCAGTAATACCTCTCTTCGCTTTAATGTCACGAAGATATGGATCAACGACATTCAAGAAACTTGATCTTGTAATAACGTCATTGAATTCAAATAACTGGTCTTTTGCTGCTCTTCCGATTGTTTCCTCAATTACAAGGAATAAGCGACGAACGTTGATTCTATCGAATGCAGAAGCAGTAGCAAGTCCTGTTCTGTCACCAAAGAGAATAATACCTGATCCTGGTTGAGCAATAATTGGGTTAATCCTCTTAGGATAAAGTTGATCCCTCTGTGCTTGTGTTGGATTGTATGCTAATTTAACTGCTCCATTTAGTGCTCCTCTGGAAGTACCAGCAGGTGAGAACCAAGGGAATGAATTAATTGATGTTTTTGCCATCAATCCAGCAACGTCAGCATTTGTTGGAATCCATCTGTACTCATTATTCCATCTATCATACTGATATTTGTAACCAGTATCAAAGACTGCATAAGAAGATGACTGAAGATTATTGTAGAATTCAATAATATTATCAGTTTGAGTATCAGGATTTGGTACTCCAACAACACCTGCACGGTGAGGAGAAATACATGCAATACAATCTTTTCTTAACTCAGCAACTGCAATAAGTGCTTTTGCTTTCGCTTGAGAATCCCAAAGATCAGTACCTCCAGATGGGCCATTGATTAAGAAATCAACGCTATACTCTGCAGGATTCTTGAGAATATTATATGAATTAATAATATCTCCACGAGTTGCTAGATAACCATCAGCAGCAGTATAGTTCTTACCTGCTCCTAATGTATGAGTTTGTGCTCCACTAACAGAGAAAGTAACACCTTGAGCATCACTTCCTACATTACCAATATCAGATGCAGTAAACTTATAATCATTATCACCACTATCTGTTAATCCAGAAGCAGTACCTGAAGTTGAATAACCAACATAAACGTACTCAGAACTTCTTGCAACAACATCTTTATAGTATATTGCTTGAGATGGTGAAGTCTTGGCATCCTTTGCTTTGGAAAGATTGGTAAACTTCTCAAGAACATTACCTGCAATTCCACTTATAGATCCAGACTCATCAACAACCACTACGTGAACTTCATCATTTTTACTACTTCTATCAGTAGCATATGTGGAAGTTCCTGGTTTCTCAGCAATTGTCTTCCAATAAACAGTCGCATTATCAATTCCTAATGTCTGTTCATTGTACCAATCTTTATTGGTTGAACTTACCCATTCTTTATTACTTCCAGCAGCAGCAGTTTTGGTATAAAGTTGATTTATATTTGTCGTGACATCTGTAACTCTAGTAATAGTATACGATGTTGTACCGATACCAGTAATTGCTCTGTCTACCGTAATAGCAGTAAGACCAATACCAATAACAGTTGCACCTGCACCGATACTAATATCAGTACCACCAGATACCGTAACAACGTCTCCTAATGCAATAGCTGTACCACCAATACTAGTTGTGATACCAGTAATTGTAATATCATTAATCTCATTAGTAGCACCAAGTGTAGAACCAATACTAGTGCTTGTTGGTACTGTTGTTGAAGATGCTGCTTTAAAATCTAACTCTTCGTAAGTAAGAGCAGTTGAAGTTCCAGATGAATCTACTTTATCAGTTACTTTTACTGAAACTGCATAGTCCCAATTTGAACCATTAGCAGTTGATGTTACTCCAGTAATAACTCCTCTCATATACCCAGTATAGAGTGCAGTTGATCCAGAACCAACATCAATTCTATCATTAATTTGTTGAGTTATACCCATACCAACCTGTGGCATATCTCCAGATGCCTGATTGGTAAATGTAATAATTTGGTCTGCAAATGCATCAATCTCACAAACTTTTAAACCGTTTGCCCAAGAACCAGGGTTCTTAGCAGCATACTTCCAAGTTAATGCTTCATTTGATACTGTTTGGTAGTCATCTACGTAATTCTCGTATGACTTAATTTTTACTCCAGTTACTCCAGAAGTTGTAGTAACTCCAACGTTTGCATTATTTAAATATGATCCTGCTGCTTCATCAGAACGGAGTACTCTTAAAACTCCACCATAAGAAAGAAAGTTGGACGCACTCAACCAGTAACCATATTGACCGTCCGTTGAAAGTGGCTTACCGAAGGTT